AAGTTGGTGAAAAGTTAGTTTATACTCGATTCTCTATCGACTTTGTGCTTGATAGTAAACTATACAACTACAAAGAGCTCTACAATTGGATGAAAGCCTTATCAGTACAAGGACTAAATTCAGCAACAATTAGTGCTTGTTCTGTTCTATTCGATGCTGGAGAATTTAAGTTCTTTGAAGTCTTTCCTGTTTCTATTGGATCAATTGAATTTGATGCCAAAGCAACTGATTTGATATACCCTTCCTGTACTGTATCATTCGAGTGCGACCGTTACGAAATAGCATAGATCATGCAACAGAGCAACATAGATCATACTACAGGTTTTTGATCTTTTTGTCAAATTTATTTTTGCATTTGAAATAAATTGAACTCTAATGTATAATGGTTGTATTGTAATGTAAGGAGTGGGTATGGCAACAATCGAAGATGTCTTGACTGAGTGGAAAAAAGACGCAGTCATTGTAGAAAATCAAATAAACAAAGAACTACTGAAAAGCCCTATGCTCCATGCGAAATACCTGGAGTATTATGTTTATTTTAAAGCTAAGCTAGGTGCGGCGGAAAAGAAGTACAACCGCATGGCATGGGTCAAGCGCAAATACTTCCGCGGCGAAATGGAACTAGCTGAGTTACAGAAGTATGGGTGGTCTCAGTGGCAGGGATTGAAGCCTGCACATTCCGAGCTTAATCAGTTATTGGACATGGATCAGGACATGAATGAGTTGGGCGAAGCAGTTGCCAGCTATAAAACGTCCGTGAGTGCTGTTGAGTACATAATGAAACAGGTGCAGGGTCGAGACTGGGCATTGAAGTCATTGATTGAGTACACCAAATATCTTTCGGGTGGTTAAATGAGAGTGCTGGTGTGTGGTGGTAGAGAATTCTATGATGCCGATTTCCTATTCGATAAACTCGACTCAGTGCATGAAATAACACCAATCAAACTCATAATTGAGGGTGGTGCAAATGGCGCAGACTCCTTAGCCAGAGAATGGGCAAAGTCAAGAGAAGTCGAATATGACGAGTATATGGCGCAGTGGAAAAAGTTCGGGAAAGCCGCAGGAAGAATGCGGAATGAACAGATGTTGGTTGAAGCATTCCCCGACGTAGTCATTGCATTTGATGGAGGCAATGGTACTGCACACATGAAACGAATTGCAAGAGAGGCGCAAATAAAAGTGGTAGAATTTTCTAGGCTTAAAAAGTGACCGAAGTCGTCAAAATATCGAAACTGAATGAAGTCTATCTACGCATAGACTGTGATCTAGGTATTCTATATGAACTGGAATCATACTTCACGTTCGAGGTCCCTGGCGCCAAATTTACACCTATGTACCGTGCCAAAGTTTGGGACGGTAAGATCAAGTTGCTCTCGGTGTATAAGCGCACACTATATGCAGGCCTGCATGACCTACTATGCACAAAAATTAAAGCACTTGGGTACGAAGTCGAATCGACAATTGATGCAACTGACACATCGATCACACCTGAGTCGGTGTTCTCGTTTGTCAATGACCTAAACATACACTCCAAGGGTGAGAAACTAGAGGTTCGTGACTATCAGTACAATGCGATATATGCTGCACTACATCACCGTCGGCGCACCATCCTCTCTCCAACAGGATCAGGTAAATCACTTATCATATACGGCGTCATTAGGCAGCTACTCGATCAAGACGAACGGGTGCTGGTGATCGTTCCCACTACCCAGCTGGTGTATCAAATGATGGGTGACTTTGCCGACTATGCCAGTGAAGAAGGCTATGACGTCGAGGCCAACACGCACTACATCATGGCAGGTCGCATCAAGGACAGTAAACTACCCATCACAGTGACAACATGGCAGTCTATCTACAAGCAAGGTAGAGACTGGTTTGAGCAGTTTGGTGCTGTCATATGCGACGAAGTACATCAAGCGAAAGCGGCGTCGATCACAGGCATCATGGAGAAATGCGGCAACATCAAGTACCGCCTAGGTTTCACCGGCTCACTCGACAACTCAAAGACCAATCAACTGGTCATAGAAGGCCTCTTCGGTGCTGTAACAAAAGCAGCCACCACCAGAGAGCTTATCGATTTGGGCCATCTATCAGACATCAAAATCAAGTCACTCGTACTCAAGTATAGTAAAGAGAATGCAAAACTTGTGAAACATATGGACTATCAAAAGGAGATAGACTTCCTGGTATCACATGAGAAGCGAAACAAATTCATTCGTAATTTGGCTTTATCTTTGACAGGAAACACCCTTGTACTGTACACTTATGTTGAAAAGCATGGTGACATATTACATGAGTTGCTAGAACCAAAGGTGGGCGATAGGAAGCTGTTCTATATCCATGGTGGTGTTGAAACAGAGGATAGGGACAATGTAAGGCGCATAACTGAGGAAAGCGACAATGCTATCATATTGGCTAGTGTGGGTACATTTAGTACAGGTGTAAATATAAAACGATTGCATAATATAATATTCGCATCACCAACCAAGTCAGTCATTAGGGTGTTGCAGTCATTGGGCCGTGGTTTGCGGCTAGCAGAAGATAAAGATAAAGTAACAGTGTATGATATAGCAGATTTAATACATAAAACGAAGGCGAAACAGAATTACACCTACACCCATTTGATTGCACGATTGTCTATCTACACAAAAGAGCAGTTCAACTATAAAATCACAGAGGTCAATATCGATGATTAGTCAAATATCACTGCGAGACATGTTTTTCGCATTAAAACTAACAACCGGTGAGACATTGTTTGCTGAGGTCATTAGTGCAGACGAACATGCAATGACCATTATTAACCCGATGCAAGTGACAATTGGGTTCGACAATCAAGAACAAATTGCTATGATGCCTTGGGTGCCATTTGCGACCAGGAAGGAAATTCCAATACCTATCAGAATGATCTTCTTTGCTGATCCATTGAACAATCAATTTTTTGAGTATTATGGGAAGGTTGTGATACAATCGGAAATGAACAAAATAAAACATGAAGTTTATAACAAGATGGTAGACGGAAACGATTATCTTGTCATGTTTGAAGGTTTGGAAAAAATGAAAAAGGTTAGTGAAGAATTGATGTTAAAGTTCGGCATCCCTGGCCCGGATTTTTCCGATTTTGAGAGCGCATTAGAAAAGCATAAAGAAGACTTGGTGATGCATTGAATAACTAAACGAGGTATAATATGAGTGAAACTGAACTAACATCTAATGAAGCACAAGAAGCAGAGGCAGCAGAAAAGAAAATAAGACCACGTGATAGGCCGCATTATGTGTCTAATCCCGTCTTATATAAGGCATACTGTGATTGGCATATCGAGATATTGAAGGCATCAAAAGAAGGTAAAGAGCGACCTGAGATGCCAAAGTTCATTGCTGAGTCTATTATGAAGATATGCACACGGTTAGCATACCGCCCAAACTTCATAAACTACAGTTACAGGGATGAAATGATTGGGGATGCAATTGAGAACTGTTTTAGGACAGCAACCAATTTCAATCCTGAGAAATCAATCAACCCATTCTCCTTCATTACAACCATTGCCTTCAATGCATTCTTGAGGAGAATACAATCAGAACAGCGTCAGACGCATATCAAATCGAAACTGATTGAAGAACTACCTATTGAAGAACTGATGGACATGCAAGACCACGATGAGGAAACAATGCAACATCATCATCAGTTTATTGATTTTCTGCGTGAGAACAGCTTTACTAAATCACCAGTTGAAACACCACGGAAGAAAAAGAAGAAGTTACTACATGAGGAAATTGGCCTGGAGGAATTTTTTGATGGAGCAATTGAGCAACAACAAGAGCCCGATTCGGGAGATTGACTTTAGATGGTTGATTGTGGATGGTGAACGGGAATTACAGTTCAGAACAGCTCGATGGGTGCCAGGAGATAAAATTGAATGGGGCGAATGGAGTAAAGTGAAAGAGGTTCATAGATGAAAATAGGTATTGTAACTGACGTACATATTGGTGTTAGAAATGCCTCACAAGCCTTTGCTGATTATCAGTTGAAGTTCTTTGAGGAAACATTCTTTCCGCATATGAAGCGTAGTAAGATAAAAACTATCCTCTGCTGCGGTGACTTGTTCGATACACGCAAGTTCTCCAATCATGTCATATTGGACATGTGGAATAAGCGATTCTTTGACTATATGAGTAAGAATGGGATGGAATTCCATTTGATCCTGGGTAACCATGATCTTGCACTGAAAAATACCTTAGAAGTTAATTCCCCAAAGTTGTTCCTGAGTCGTTATGATAACATCACAATATACGACAAGCCAACTGAAGTGACATTCGACAAAACCGACGTAATGCTTCTACCATGGATGTGCTCTGGTAATATGGTAGAATCGATGGAGGCAATAAAAAGCACTAAATGCCAACTGCTGTTTGGGCATTTGGAGTTGGCTAATTACGAAATGCATAAGGGGCAAGTGCACAATGAAGGAATGGATTCTAAACTGTTCAGTCGTTTTGAGGCTGTTTATTCTGGTCACTATCATCATCGCAGCAGCCGTGGTAATATCAATTATCTTGGTTGCCCGATGGAGTTTACTTGGATTGATTACGGCGATCCAAAAGGCTACCATATATTCGACACGGAAAAACGAGAAGTAAAGTTCCACAAAAACCCATTGACCATGTTCAACAAGATAACATACGATGACAAGGATCAAAAGGAAGGTTATTGGAAAACATTGGATGTCTCGAAGTATGCACAGACCTATGTCAAAGTAATGGTGGTCAATAAGACTGACCCATACCAATTTGATCGATTTATGGATGTATGCTATAATGGTAATTTCGCTGATCTGAAAATAATCGAGGATTTCTCTGATATTTCATCTGACAGCGTTGATGATGACGAGTTGGTAATGGAAGATACTATTACATTAACAGACTCTTATATTGATTCGATTGACATTACTGGTGATAAGGACAAATTGAAAAGTATGATGCACACACTATATACTGAGGCACTTGAAGTTGTCGAGTAAAATTAAATTAACCAGCATGAGTATTTTTCCCTCCAAAGAGATGCCAGAATATGTTTGGTGCACGGAGCAATTTGGAAGAGAATCATATTATAACGAAACAATTGGTGCGTTGGGTAGATGGGCATGTCTGCTACCATCTGAATTGTTCGGTTTACCTAATGTAATATTCTCATTTAATGACGACGAGGATGCAGCATTGTTTATTCTGACATGGGGCGGGAACATAATTACATGAGTATAATATTCAAATCAGTCACATACCAAAACTTCCTAGCAGTAGGTAACAATCCTATTACAGTTGAATTGGACAAAAATCACACTACGTTGATTACCGCAGTAAATGGGTCAGGTAAATCCACCATCCTTGACGCCATTTGTTTCGCATTATATGGGAAAGCATATCGAAACATCAACAAGCCAAACTTGATCAACAGCATTAACCAAAAAAGAATGCTGGTTACGATATTGTTTGAGATCGGTAAAAAGAAATATAAGATCGTGCGTGGAATGAAGCCTGGAATATTCGAGATCTGGCTTGGTGACAAAATGATTAATCAGGACCCTAATTCCCGTGACTATCAGAAAATCTTAGAAACTCAAATATTAAAAATGAATTTTAGGGCATTCACGCAGGTTGTTGTGATGGGGTCAAGCAGTTACATCCCATTTATGAAATTGCGCCCGCATGAGCGACGTGAATTCATTGAAGATTTGTTGGATATTAAGATTTTCTCTGTGATGAGTAAGATTCTAGCGCAGAAAATCAAGGATGCTAAGGAAAACTATAAAGATATCGATACCCAAATAAAGTCGACAAAAGAGAAAATCGAATTGCAAGAGGCATTTATTGCATCCCGCAAGAATGAACGCAGTGACATATTGAAAAGAATTCAAGACGATATTGCACAATCCCGCACCAACAACGAAGTCGAAACAAATAGCATAGCAATAATTAAGGAAAATATTGCAGTAAAAGAGACATCACTGGCAAAATATGAAACCCTAACCGAACAATTAAGTGAATTAAAATTGCGGCACAAGACCATTCAGAAGGCCATTGATGATCACAATTCAGAGAAGTCGTTTTATTCTCATGCGGAAGAGTGCCCTACATGCAAGCAATCAATTGAGGAAGCACACCGGGAACACATCATTGGCGCAATCGATACCACAATGGAGAGCCACGCCACTCAATTGACCGATATCAAAGATCAATTAACTAAATTAAATAGTAAAATGGAAAAATACAATGCCATTTTAACTGAGATATCCGACCTAAATGTAGCCATATCCAAGCACAATCAAAACATTCATGGCAACAACCTGCTTATTCAGAAGTACGAGCGTGAATACCTGGCAACAGAAGCCGACACCAGCAATATCGAAGTCGACAAAGCCACTCTAAGAACAATGGCAAAGCTGGTTGTGGAGCTAAGTAAACAGAAGCGAAGCCTCATAGAACAGCAGTCCTTGCAAGCTACTGCACAAGTCCTCTTGCAAGACAGCGGCATCAAGTCGAAAATAATTAAACAATATATTCCGGTAATTAATAAGCAAATTAACAAATATCTAACACAGCTGGATTTCTTCTGCAATTTTAATATTGACGAGAACTTCAATGAAATAGTTAAATCTAGATATCGAGACGAATTCACTTATGACTCATTCAGTGAAGGTGAAAAACTCCGCATTGACATTAGCCTCCTGATGTCCTGGCGTGACGTAGCACGTATGAAGAACTCAGTCAATACCAATTTAATGATATTTGACGAGCTCTTCGACGGATCAATGGATGAAACAGGGATTGGTATGGTGCTGGATATATTTGGTACAATGAAAAACACCAATATATTCGTTATATCTCACAGGGAAAACATAGCAGACAAGTTCGACGCCTCAATTAAATTCGAGAAAAAGAACGGCTTCACCATTCTGGCTGATTAATCAGGACACGCAGCAGTACCCGCCCCACGGCCAGCGCAATAAACATCATAGCCACCCGGCGCAGGCACCACCACTCCTGTGCCGACCTTGCTACCGCTCGGTACCGCAGGCGCAGTCACGCATCCACTAATACCTAACATAATTCCTATTAATAGAATTTTACCCATGTTGCTGACCCTCCTGTCTGTTGTATTTTATCCCATGTATAAGAAGTTTGTGTTTCCGGCTGATATATGTTCATAAATCGATTGTCCAATACATAGTTCCCTATATAGCCATCATCATTCTCTACATCAGTAACTACCAATACAGCATGATATCCCAAGTTGTTCTCCACCCAGCATGTAGCCAATCGTAGCTTCTCAAGCGGCCACCCCAGTGCCAATAATTCATGCAGCTTCCGTAGTGCATAATCTTCACAATCACCCACAGTTTCAGCAATGGCCCATTCTTCAGATCGTCCGTATGTTTCCATATCAGGCTTATATTGAATCATATTATTCACGTTAAAGTTAATCGCTTGTAAGTCAGAGAATTTCATGTTGTATTTCCTTAATTATGGTAGGCGAATTTAATATTTAGGCAGATAAAAATGGGTATATTCGAGGCTACGTAAAACACGTGAAATACTGGGATTTATGCGGCCTGCGATCAAATAAGACTTATGCGCCAGGAAGATAGTGCAGCCATTGACAGTCACCACGATATACTGCATAATGACTGCATTGAATCGAAAACGAGGTAGGAAAAGTGAGATCAACTCTGGCAGTGCGGAAACTCATGACGTCGCTGGGTGCGCTTCATTGTTTCACCAATAAGTACGCACATTGCCGCACAGTGAAGTGCAATACTGCATGGCTCGACGTAGACGCATTCATGGACGCCCTGCCACTCACAATGTTCGCCAACGATACAAGCGGTTACTCTGTCAAACGTCATAAGCGGTCGATCATTGTGCGGCTGCCACTGGATTTCTGATCATACTCAAGCACATACGCATCCCATTGACAAATTGACTCAGTCTGTTATTCTTAATACATCAACAACGAATCAGGTAAGTGAAAGTGCTCCTCGAATACATTACTGCAGTGCTGTTTATCCTGTCCCTCATTGGCATCATCTACGATATCTGGAAGAAAGGTTAAGATCATGAAATCGACTCAAATCGCTCGTAATGCCCTGCGTAGCTGTGGTGCTTCCATGCTGTTCACCAATCTGCGTGCTGATGGCCGTACTGTCAAGTGCTATGTGCGGGAACTGCGTGACGTGAGCGCTGCCCGTGGTAAGGTGCTGCGTGACCTGCGTAAAGCTGGGTTCCGGGGATGCAGCGTGGATCTGACTGCTGGTGCTGTGTTTCCGCATAGTTTCGGCGGTGGCTTCATCGTGCGTCTGCCGATGGACTTCTGATTCAGGCGGTTACTGATGGGATTGCATTCTGGTGCAATCCTGTCATAATGAGTACATCGATTGAACGAAAGGGAACAAAGTGAACGACTTTGAACAACTGCAGATGGCGTACAGGAAGTACGTGGCGAAGTGTCGGCAAGGTCGGCACCGTGGGTGGTACAACTTCGAAGGCTTTCTCCGGAATGTCTGGGGAATCTGACGAGGTTCTGGTGGTAGGATAGACGGTTGGGTCGAGTGCACTGATACGGGTCCGGAGTAAGGGATCATGGGTTGCCCGAAGGTTAAGTACTCCTCGACACGTGACAAGCCCGGGCTCGTGAGAGCATGATGGGAAGCCTGCCACAAGAGCCTGGTGGCTCAAGGCTAGCCAAGTAAAACCTATTTGGCTAGCCTTCTTACCACGACGGTACCCTACAGGAGTACTAGGGGCAAAAACCACCTAAAAAAAGCCTAGTAAAATCAAGTAGTTACGTGCCCAAAAAGCCGCGTAAAATGGGTTTTACTGAAAAGTGAGTCTTTTCAAGTCGTTAGTGGATCTTGTTCAATTTTTGGTGCTGTTCAACAAAACTGAACAAGGTGAAAAACTGAACAAGATCGACTTTTCTCTTTGGATACAAGTTAGTAAAGTCACGATTGCAATCTGCTCTCAGTCTGTTAGTATTAATACATCGACAACGAATTAGCAGAAAGGCAACAAAATGATCCAGTACAACAAATCGGTGGGCAAGTTCGAACTGATCGTCAATGGTCAAGTGGCAGCCCGTGGTTCCGAAGGCTACTGCAAGAACCGTATGCGTAAGCTCGGCATGGGCAATGCAAAGGTTGCCATCGATATGCCCCCGGTGAAGTCTGAGTTCTCCGTCGAAGAGCGCTTCACCTTCATCGAGACGTTTGTCAAGATGATCTCCAAGAAGTCCCTCAATTCCCTGATCATCACCGGTGACGGTGGCCTGGGCAAGACCCACACTGTGATCGAAACCCTCAAGAAACTCGGCAAGACCGAAGTCGGCTATGGCATCGATGGTGAAGACGCCTACGGTGACGGCGACTTCGTCGTGGTCAAGGGCTTCTCGACTGCCAAGGGCCTGTTCCGCACCCTGTGGGAGCACAATGGCAAGATCATCGTGTTTGATGATGCCGACTCCGTCCACAAGGATCCGATTGGTGCCAACATCCTCAAGGGTGCTCTGGACTCCAGCGACAAGCGCATCATCTCCTGGAATGCTGAGTTCTCTGACAAGGAAGAGATGCCGAACCGTTTCGAGTTCGTTGGTCGTGTCATCTTCATCTCGAACCTGACCCTCACCAAGTTCCCGCAGCCCCTGCTGTCCCGTTCGATGAAGGTTGACCTGACCCTCAACACGGAAGAGAAGCTGGACCGCATCGAGCATGTTTTCGGTGAGATTGGCCTGTCGAAGGCTGACAAGAGCTCCGTGATGGGCTTCCTCCGCGGCAACGTGGAAAAGATCACCGACCTCAACGTGCGCTCGGCATTGAATGTCCTCAAGCTGCAGCAAACCATCGAAGGCGACTGGACCCGCATCGCACTTTACACCATGTCTGCCTAAGGTTAGCGGGGTCATTGACAAGTTCAGTGGCCCTGTTATACTTGGTACATCGAATAAGCAATCAGGAGCAGCAAAATGATCTCATCCCGTCTTTTCCACATCGATGCCCGCAACAAGCAGTTTATTGGCGATATCAGCGACTTCGGCAGTAACAGCCCTTTCGGCCGCATCTACCCCGATGCCTGCGATGCTGGGTTCACCATGCTGTCGCACAAGACTGGCCAGACGGTGGTCTGGTGCCTGATGACCGAGATGTACGATGGCGAAGGCGAAGTGACGTCGTGGAGCTTCAGCCTGACCCCCGAATCGATCCGCAAGTACCCGGAGCTGGAAGCCTGGACTTGCCTGGTGTTCAACGACTAATTAGGAGCAGCAAAGTGAAGCGCACCATGTTTGTAATCCGTGACAAGACCACTGGTCTGTTCTGCGTCAGTTCGAGGCAAGGCGATTTCGCAGAATTCAATAGCGCAGTGTTCTTCAATCAGCAGGCCAATGCAGCGAAGGCCATGAAGAAGATCAGGAATACCCGCAAGCTGAACCCAGTCACCAATTGGTATGAATCATTTTATGCCGAGATGGAAGTTGCAGAAGTCACAGTAACGTACGGAGAATAAACATGTCCAAGCCCACACTCGCAACCGTCAAGAGCTTTGTCAAGAAGAACCGTGACAACCTGCTGATCTCCGCCAAGAGCCGGTTCGACGGCATGGTGGACTGCGTGATGCCCACAGGTGACAACGGCTTCACCCCGATCACCACCCCGGACTACGGCGTTCATGCAAACAACATGGGCATTGCTGGTGCATGGTTCGTCTTCGGCAGCCGTGACTGGATCACCCCGTACGAGAAGGATGGCCTGCGTGGCTTCGAGGTGTACAACTGCTGTGGTAATTTCATCTTAGCTATCAAGGAGTAACACTGGGCCTTGCAAGATCGTCCAGTCCTGTTATACTTGGTACATCGAATAAGCAATCAGGAGCAGCAAAATGGCACCGCAATTCACATCCAGCATGGTAATGGTCAATTTCTTCAACACTCTGAAGGGCGCTAACTTCAATCAGCTGCTCAAGGATGACTTCGGCATCGAGGCACCCGCAGATGTGCCGCCGTATCAGAAGGAATACCTCTGGAAGTACATGGTGCAGGGCATGTCGTTCAAGAACCTGCAGGGTCCGGAGCTGGTGAAGTATGCTGCCGACTCGACTGAGAACCTGGTTCGCCTGCAGCCGCACCTGGCGCTCAAGGGTGTCCCGGTGGCTGCGGTGCCGTCCAAGACTGGCCGTACCCGAGTGGTGCAAGGCAAGCAGGCAGACGGCACGGTGCTGTTCCTGGAGCATCGTCAGGTGTGGGTGGGCTACTGGGGTGGCAAGATCCAGTGCTCCAAGAAGACGCAAGAGGCTGCCGTTGCCTTCCTCAAGAAGTTCGCCTAAGGATAGAATCATGTTCAAGACCGAAACCATCAAGTGCAAGGGCAAGAAGTCGGCCATGGATACGGCCACCGAGATGGTCAAAGCGCAGGCCGAAGGTATGCGAATGATCGGCTCAGGCTGCTATGGATACGTGTATGGGGTCAAAGGCTCCGACGTGGTGTATAAGGTGGGCGATGCCAATGACAACGCCGGCTACCTCTCCTACATCGATCAACTGAAGCGTACCAAGAAGCACAACCCATTCACTCCGAAAATCTACGGCGTCCGTATATACGAGGGCGTTTATGGTGAGAAGGCATTCGTCGTGGCTATGGAGCGCCTGACCCCGCACAAGAGCAATGCCCAGCGCATCATGATGCACAAGGTCGCCTCATGGTTCGAGGACAATCTCACTGAGGACTATGATCGGACTGACATGTCGTGCCCGGCACTGGGTGTTCAAGTGACCATGCCCGATGCGCTGACTGAATGCGTGGCCATGATCAGGAAAGCATACGACAATGGCAGGTTTTTCGGCGACTGGGTGGACTACGACTTCCATGCGGGCAACTTCATGTTCCGCGGCAAACAAGTGGTCTGCATTGACCCGCTCGCATAAAGGAGAATCAGAATGAACGTCGAAGATATGGCAAGGCACAGTGGTGCCACGGACGCAAATGGTGATAGGGCAGTCAATGTATTCTGCTTCACCAAGAGCGAACTCGAGGAATTCCAGCGCAGGGTTGTGCGTGAGTGTATTACGGCAGTTCGCACTATGCGGCAGCCTTCCACTCTGAATTACTCTGTGGGTGACGCTGCGGCCGAAACGATTCTACTGCATTTCAACCAGAGATAAAGTAATTACCTTTCAATGGGTTACTGAGCCCATTGCAATTTGATCTGTACTTGTTATAATTGGTACATCGAATAAGCAATCAGGAGCAGTAAAGTGAAAGAACTCAACGGCACCGTCAAGTTTCTCCCGCATCGTGGTGTTTACGTGGGATATTGGAATGGCAAGATCCAGTGCACCAAGAAGACCCCAGGCGCTGCTAGGGACTTCCTGAATGCGAAGTTCGGTGTTCCGGGTGCTGCTGTACCCCCTGTGGTTGCTGTTACGGCCATGCGTCCCCTGGCAGTCAACCTCAACGGTACGCAGCATACCCTCATGTCACAAGTCGAGGCCGAGTGGAACAAGGCAAAGCGCCTGTACCCGGCCGTCAAGGACATGCCGACTCCGAAGGTCGAATTCTACACCCGTGGTCGTGTTGCAGGCAAAGCGTATTACATGCAGCACAAGGTCAGCTTCAACACCGTCCTGGCCGCTGAGAATCAGACCACCTTCCTCGACACCGTTAAGCATGAACTGGCCCACCTTGTTGTGCATAAGATCGCACCCTGGGCCAAGGCTCACGGTCCTGAGTTCAAGCGTGTTCTGATCAACATGGGTGGTTCCGGTGAGCGCTGCCACAACTATGATGTCTCGAACGTCGTGGCAAAGAAACTGAAGTACGAATACAAGTGTGGATGTCAAACTCATAACATGACCTCCGTTCGCCACAACAAGGCGCAGCGTGGTGGTGCTACATATCGCTGCCGCAAGTGTCGTGCTCCGGTGGTTTATACTGGCAATAAGGTGATGGCATAATGAAACTACAAGAATTGAAGGCCGAGGCGATAATCGCTAATGATGCAGACACGTACGATTACTTCAACATTTCGTTCCCGATGCTATTCAAGCTGATCGCTGTGGCGGAGGCGGTTGAGTATTCCGGTGTTGCGAAGGATTGCCAAATGATTGCCGACGCACTCAAGGAGTTGGAGAAATGAAACAATATGAAGATGCATTGGAAGTGGTTGTTAAAGAATTGACAGTTGATCGTCGGTACAACGATTGTAAAGATATATTCAAATCAGTTTCGTATATCTTGCTTGGCGAGATTTACGGCAAGACGACTGATCAGATTTATGAGGATCTTACTGTGCGACTGAATGAAGAAGCAAACTACGCAAAGCAAGAAAGGAAGCGCCGTCAGGCTGAAGAACATGAACAGCGCAGGCAGGCGAACATTCGGCGCAGGGCGGACACTGCTCGCTTCGTTCAACAACTGTCGCAAGTAAAACATCAAGGGATATGAAATGAAAACATCTGACCTAATTGGCGCCGCCCTTGATTGGGCTGTGGCGAAGGCGCAAGGAAGCAAATGCATCGGCCCAAAATCCCAAGCAGGGAAGTACTTGTATGTGGCTATGCGCCCCTCAACCGACTGGGCGCAGGGTGGCCCAATCATTGAGCGTGAGCGAATCCAACTGACGCCCTGTCGCAATTACTGGGAAGCGAACGGAAGTGACGGTGAGTTGTACCACTCAGATACGTTCCAGACAGGGAACACGCCCCTGATCGCAGCCATGCGATGCTATGTCGCCGGCAAGCTGGGCGACACCATCGACGTACCGGAGGAGTTGAAATGAAAACGAGTAACCTAATTGGCGCCGCCCTTGATTGGGCTGTGGCTGAGGCAAGAGGATTGTCTAAGGAATGGATGCACGACTATAAGATCGGATATCCTGTCTCTTCTTCAACCGACTGGGCGCAAGGTGGCCCGATCATTGAACGGGAACTTATCCATGTTACTCACTCCCATTCAAGGGGGAGTTGGAAAGCGTATATCGCAAATAATGGGGAAGACTATTTCGGCCCTGCCCCCTTGATCGCAGCCATGCGCTGCTATGTCGCTAGCAAGCTGGGCGACAATGTTGAAATACCGAAGGAGTTGAAATGACCATCGCTCTGCAGGAAACAACTTCTTGGGCGTTTCCGAATCACACCTATCTGTTGGATGATAGCAAGACCCGCATGATCGCATACATCCGCAAAGGGACCAACGTTGTCAAGACCTTCAGTGCTGCAATGCCGTTCTCTGTGCGGAATCGATCATTCGTTAAAGTCGATGCGGCTATCTTCGACGTGGAAATGCCCAGTGAGCCTGGTGTGGAGTACGTGCAGGGATCGAAGGGCGCCGTCTACTCAGTGAATCGAACGGAAGGCACCTGCAGCTGCCCGGGGTTCCTGTATCGTGGTCAATGCAAACATCTGTCGAAGTAATAAACAAATCAATGAGTTACGTGCCTTATTGACAAAAATTGTGGTCGTGTTACTATAAGTACATCGAATAGCAATTGGGAGCAACACAAAATGTCTGAATATCGCACCTGGGAAGAGCTGACGGAAGCTGAGCAACTGCATCAGACGTGGTCGGACTTCTACAAGGACGTACATGGTTTCCGTCCCCGGTTCGGTACTGAGGCGGAGCTGTCTTCGGTCGAGTGGCTGAAGGAGCGTATTGATGGGCTGAATGCTTACCTCGACCGCATGCAGGAGACTGTCGAAGGTCGCAACATGCTGCGTGATGAAGGCTGGGCGATCCCGGGTGCTGAGGAAGATAACTGGGTCTCCCAAGAAGAGCTGCGTGCCGAACTGCATGCCGCTGCCCTGGCTGAGGAAGCTGCTGATGCATTGCAGTATCCCGGCAAAGACTACGAATACCTGGAGAATTGAAATGACTGCGAAACATGACTTTTATGAAGGCATTGCGGATCTCTACACCCGTGAAGGCTATGATGCGGCGACCATTGCGTTTATATATGATCTGCCGGTAGACGAGGTGCTTGAGGTGATGGCGCAAGTCGACGAGGACGAGTGGCAGGCAATGCAAGAGTTCGACGAGCGCATGGATGGCGACTTCGATTCTGCAATGGCCTCGGCTGGTTGGGGTACTGACGAGGACTACAATCACTATGAATATGACAGCGGTGACTACTAACACGGAGTACAAATAATGAAGGATGATATTGCTTTTTTCCTAGTAATTATATCTACGCTTAGTTCTGTTGCATTCTTCAACGGTCAGCGGGATA